TCGTCTGCCAGACGATCAACCCCTGGGGCTTTCCGGCCAAGGACCGCTCGGGGCGTCTGGATCAGGTCGAGGAGCCTCACCTCGGCCGCCTGATGGCGAAGATCCGCGCCCCACTCGCGCCCGCGCCCAGGCGCCTGATTTACCCGTCGCCGCCCGCCGATCCGGCGCCGGCCGATCACCCCAATCCGCAATCCTGATCCGAAAAGGAGGTTCCCATGGGTTCCTGGAACGATTTCAACGACGCGCAGTCCAACACCAACCTCATCCCCAAGGGCACGCTGGCCAAGGTGCGGCTGACGATCCGCCCTGGCGGCTTCGACGACGCATCGCAGGGCTGGACCGGGGGCTATGCCACCCGCGGCTCGACCGGCGCCGTGTACCTGAACGGCGAGTTCACGGTGACCGAAGGCCAGTACGCCCGGCGCAAGATCTTCACCCTGATCGGTCTCTACAGCCCGAAGGGCCCCGATTGGGCCAATATGGGCCGCAGCATGATCCGCGGCATGCTGAACTCGGCGCGCGGGATTTCCGACAAGGACCAGTCCCCACAGGCGCAGGCGGCACGGCGGATCAACGGACTTGGGGATCTGGACGGGATCGAGTTCATCGCCCGCATCGACATCGGCACCGACACCAGCGGCGACGAAAAGAACGAAATCCGCAGCGCGGTCACGCCGGATCATCGCGACTACGCGCAGGTCATGGGAACTGCGGCGCTGCAGTTTGGCAGACCGGGTGCCGCCGGTCATGCTCCTCAGCAGACCACCCCCGCATCACCGGCACTTCAGTCCGGCCAGCCCGCGTCCGCCCCCGGGTTCGCCGGTCGGCCGAGCTGGGCGCAGTAAGGGGGAGACCGGCCATGCGCCTTCTTCCCCGCCAGAAGACCTTCGTCGAGCGCAGCGTGGCTGCGCTCGCCTCCCGCGGCAACACGCTGGGCGTGGCGCCCACCGGTGCGGGCAAGACCATCATGCTCTCGGCGGTCACCGGCGAGATGATCGCAGACGGCGCGAAGGCCTGCGTGCTCGCCCACCGCGACGAGCTGACGGCGCAGAACCGCGCCAAGTTCCAGCGCGTGGTACCGGGCGTCGCCACCTCGGTGATCGACGCCACTGAGAAGTCCTGGGGCGGCCAGGTCGCCTTCGCCATGGTGCCGACGCTGGCGCGGGCGTCGAACCTCGCCGACATGCCGCGCCTCGACCTGCTGGTCGTCGACGAGGCGCACCATGCCGTCGCCGACAGCTACCGCCGCATCATCGACCGGGTGCGCGAAGCCAATCCCGACGCCCGGATCTTCGGGGTCACGGCGACGCCGAACCGGGGCGACAGGAAGGGTCTGCGCGATGTCTTCGACAATGTCGCCGACCAGGTGCGGCTGGGCGAACTGATCGCCTCGGGCCATCTCGTGCCGCCGCGCACCTTCGTCATCGACGTGGGCGTGCAGGACGAACTGCGCTCGGTCCGCAAGACCATGTCGGATTTCGACATGGCGGAGGTCGCGGGCATCATGGACCGCGCCCCCGTCACCGACGAGGTGATCCGGCACTGGAAGGAGAAGGCGCAAGAGGCGGGGAGCGGCGCAGCCACGACAGGGAACGGAAGAAACTACCGACAGACCGTGGTGTTCTGCTCCACCGTCGCCCATGCCGAACACGTCACCGACGCGTTCAGGGCGGCGGGCGTTTCCGCCGCGCTGATCCACGGCGATCTGGAGGCCGAGACCCGCAAGGCGATCCTCGCCGACTACGCGGCGGGCAGCAGCCGCGTCGTGGTCAATGTGGCGGTGCTGACCGAGGGTTGGGACCATCCGCCCACCTCCTGCGTCGTGCTGCTGCGACCAAGTTCCTACAAGTCCACCATGATCCAGATGGTCGGGCGCGGCCTGCGCACCGTCGATCCCGAGGAACACCCCGGCATCGTCAAGACCGACTGCGTCGTGCTGGATTTCGGGACGTCGAGTCTGACGCACGGCACGCTGGAACAGGATGTCGATCTAGACGGGCGGGACCCGACGCCGGGGGCGGCTCCGACGAAACTCTGCCCCGAATGCAAGGCCGAGATCCCGCTTGCGGTCACCGAGTGTCCGATCTGCGGATGCGATCTGCCGCGCCACGGGGCGGAGCCCATCGACCGTTTCGTCATGACTGAACTCGACCTTCTCGAGCGGTCGAGTTTCGCATGGGTGGACCTCTTCGGCGACGACGCCGCGCTGATGGCAAATGGCTTTCACGCCTGGGACGGCGTGTTTTTCCTCGATGGCCGCTGGCATGCGGTCGGGGGCGCCAAGGGCAAGGCGACGCGTCTGCTGGGGGTCGGCGAGCGCATGGTCTGTCTCGCGCAGGCCGACGACTGGCTGAACACCCATGAGACCGACGAAAGCGCCTTCAAGTCGAAAGGCTGGTTGAAGCAGGACGCGACCGAGAAACAGCTGAACTGCCTGCCGCCGGAATTCCGACGTGACTTCGGCATGACGCGCTACCGCGCGTCGGCGCTGATCTCGTTCCATTTCAACAGGCGCGACATCCGGCGCCTCGTCACGGCGGCCGAGCCCGAGCGGAGGGCGGCGTGAACCATGTCGCGCAAGTCCCGTCCCCGCCCGCAGCGGCTGCGGATCGACCGGGCCGTGATCGCCTCTGGCATCCGTGCCCGGTGCTCTGCGCCGTCTGCACCGCGCGCACCCGAGGCTTCGGCTGGTTCGAACCCCACCAGCCACGTTCGACCCGAACCCGCCGCTGGTTCTGCTCCATGAGCTGCCAGGCGGCCTTCACCGTCAAAGCGAAAAGAGGACTGAGCATGGTCGATTTCACCGAAGAGGAAACCCAGGCGCTGCCCGCCGTGATGCGCGCGCTCGCCCCCGAAATGGAGCGGATCGGCTGGAACCGGACGCTGGGCCAGCTGACGCAAGGCGACATGCACCGGCTGATCGTCGTGACCGTCGAGGCGTTCCGCGCCGAGATGGCAGAGATCGCCGCCGCAGCGGAGATCCCCTTCTGATGCTGGATTTCAACCCGCGCCCCTCCATGGCCGAACGGATCAACGCGCTGGTGGACGCCGCCCTGATCGCCGAGCGGGAGGCAACGCCGCCCCGGACCTATCTCGGCGCATCCCGCCTGGGGCACGCCTGCGAACTCGAACTGCAGCGCCCGCTCGCAGGCGCGCCGAAGGATGAGGGCGCGGATTTCGGCGGCCAGACGCTGAGGATCTTCGAGATCGGACATCAACTCGAGGATCTGGCGGTCCGCTGGCTGCGGGCGGCGGGGCTCGACCTCTACACCCGCAAGGGCAATCGGCCCGATGGGCAGCAGTTCGGCTTTTCCGTCGCGGGCGGCCGCATCCGCGGCCATGTCGACGGGATCGTCGCCGCAGCCCCGGCCGCGCTCGGTCTCCGGACCCCGGCGCTCTGGGAATGCAAGACGATGAACGCGAAGAACTGGCGCGCCTGCGTCAAGGACGGGGTCGCCGTGTCCAAGCCCGTCTATGCTGCGCAGATCGCGGTCTATCAGGCCTACATGGAGCCCCTGGTGCCGGGGATTTCCACGGCACCCGCACTCTTTACCGCGATCAACAAGGATACCGCCGAACTGCATCACGAGCTGGTCGCCTTCGATGCCGGTCTGGCGCAGCGCATGTCCGACCGCGCGGTGCGGATACTCCAGGCCACCGACGCCGGAGAGTTGCTGCCCCGCATCGCTGTCGACCGCGACTTCTTCGAATGCCGGTTCTGCGCTCATGCCAAGCGGTGCTGGGGGTTGGCGGCATGAGCGACGACCGGATCATCCACTTCAATCCGTGGCGGGATTTCAACGACGCAGCACCGCTGCCCGATCCTTTCGCCGTGGAGCCGGACCCTGCGCAAATCGCGCGCTTCGTCGACGTGGTCTTCGGCTATTCCGAGGGAATGATCCCGGTCCGCGGCTTTGTGGACAAGGGTCAGGGCAAGGACGGACGGCCCCACAACATCTGGATCGACGCGGACGCCACCGCGCCCGAGAAATTCGGCACCTTCGCGGGTTGGGCCGCGCGCGAGGGCGCGGCGGTCTATGTCATTCCCGGCACGGTCGCGGAAACCGGACAGGCGCGTGCCGCCGATGTCGTGCAGATGCAAAGTGTCGTCGTCGATCTGGACGCAGGCGACATCCCCGCCAAGCTCGATCACCTCGTCCGCCATATCGGGCGACCGACGCTGATCGTCGAGAGCGGTGGGCGCACAGCCGATGGCGCGACCAAGCTCCATGTCTGGTGGAAACTGACCGAGCCTGCCGAAGGCGCCGATCTCGCGCGGCTTTGCCAGTTGCGGGGCGAGATCGCGCTCAAGGTCGGCGGCGACATGCATTTCCGCTCGGCGCATCAGCCGATCCGCGTCCCCGGCACGGT